TCTCAAGCTCGCGGATGGACATGTCCTTTAGTGCTTTTGTGATTTTCTTGTTCCCCCTTTCTTTACGTTGGGAACTTAAACTTATAAACAGCGGTGTCTGAGTCCTGGGGGTAGACGATGTAACCATCAAGTCCAAAGAAGTAGATTATGTCCGGCACCATGCCTAGTAACCGCTTCAAGACTGAAGCTGCGCTCTCTCCCGCTGATACTTCGAGCTTGGGGTATAGGCTGGTGAGAAGGCTGCTTCTTGACTTGTAGTCTAGCGTCCCCCCTACCGCCGTGATTACTTTCTCGATTAGCTGGTAACAGGTGAATTCATCTGAGCTGACGTTCCACTCCACCGGCTTGTTGAACTGGTATTTGGTAAGCAACCCCCAGGCATCGATGCAGCTCATAATAAAGGCTGACGTGTTGGGGTCCCTCTTGTATTCCAGGCTCTCAATGAAATACCTGGCTGCCTCGGAGAGCTGGTCGCCTGTTGTGGTCTTATAGCCTAAGTGAAGGTTCACGCGCGCTCCGCGCTTGATTACAGCGATGGCACCCGACCCAGGGATATTATAAGTGCCCTTGGAGTTGTCAAGTTCTACGTTCAAGGTTGATGGTTGCTCGGGGTCTACGGCTTCCTCGATGCGGGCTATTCTGGATACGGGGATGGTAATTTTGCCACCAGCTCCTAAGCCTATGGTGGGGGCTTCCCAATAGCTCGGTAGAGCTGAGCGCCATACCTCATTAGCCTGAGTAGCCCAGATGTAGCTGCTGTCACAGGCAATAGCCATGCCATGCGAGGCTGACGTGTCGATGTAGCTGGCTTTGTTCCAGTTGTAGTCGTAGAAATCACTCCCGGGTTTCAAGCGAAATAGCCAGGGCTGGTTCTGGCGGGCAAGTGATAGGAATACTGGATAGCTCGCTGGCTTCGTCAGAAAGGGACCTGAGACGTCCAGCGTCTCGCCTGCCAGGGCTGAAACCACCGCCTGATGCCTTTCCCAATAGGTGGGTGTGGTTCTTGGCTCCCAGGGACCGTAGGGCTGAAACCGCCTGAAACCTACAGGCCACCCCACCTCGAACTGCCTTAGCCTGACCTGAGCGGCAACGTCAACGCTGGCTCTGCCCAGGCCTATCTTGACATCATCACCCCAGAGGCCGGCGGTCACCTTGTAGCCGTCTCCGTAAACCATGCGGACCACTGAAAGATAGTTCCCTTCGAGGACCAGGGCGATGATGTTCCAGTCGCCATCGTAATACATGGCTAAGCCTTCGATGTTCAGGTCTACCGCTCCTCGCTGGCCCAAGCCTGTGCTCCAGGTCCCCCCAGTCCTCTTTTGGATATACAGGCTGGTGGGGTCGTTGACATCGGAGGCGTGGACTATGGCGCAATCTCCGTTTGGCTTGTAAGCTATGGCTACGCCTCTTTCACAGGGGCGGGCGTTGGCCATGTTCACCCAGGCTGCCCAGGTAGCGCCGTAGTCTGCTGATTGCCTACGCCACAGGTTAGCTGCGTCCATGGAGACGACTATTACCTCTGTGCCATTGGCGGCGATGGCTACCTTGGCATTAGAGGGGACTCCACCGAAAGATGCACCCCAGCTCGAGTAGTCGCTTGCTGGTCCGGGGCTGGTTACCCTTGACAGGTAAAGGTTAGTGAGATACTTGCGGACACGGATAAGGCTACCGTCGCTGGGGATGGCTACGCCGTGGCTGTCCTTGGTCTCTGAGCCTGCGTAGAACCGCTGCCAACCGAACAGCTCCCACTGGATACCGGCTGACTGGCTGGGGTGACCGTAAGCCTGAACCTCTAGCTTGACCAGGGGCTTCCTGGTGGGCTTCTTCTGTTCTTCAAGTAAAGCGTCCGATAGGCTTCTCATTTCTTCCTCGCCCAGATTATGTAAACCATCGAGCCGACCAGCAAAACTATGCCGGCTATGGTAAGCCAGTCAAAAACCATCGCTGCCTGCTCCCCCTAGTTGTATTTCAGTATTTCTTCGGCAAGGACTCCGACGCCTCTTAGCGTGTCGTTGCTGCCTAGCTTAGCCTTCCAGTTGATTTTGGTGTTGGCCAGGGTATAGACGTTGTCCCGGCATCTGATTGTCTTTGACAGCTCCATCTGCACCTGCACATACTCTGGAGAGCGCACCTTGCATGGTCCCGGGCTGTCAATGCCGGTGGCTGCCTTTACGTGCTGCTCGGCGTCAAAGGCCAGGGTTACCAAGTAGTCCCAATAGTCCTGAGCTTGCGTTATGTTGGTGCAGGTGGTCAGTCCACCTTTGTCCCTGGCTTCATAAAACACGGTGGCTGGGTTCGCCTCTCCGTATTTTAAGCTGGCGTCATTCAACACTCGAGCATGGAAAGCCTTAGCGTCAAAGGGCTCCGGCGGCGGTTGTGGCGGGGATAGGTCGCTTATAGGCTGGATTTGTGCCTGTGCCTGCGCTGGCTGAGCTTGTGCCCCGTTCTGTGTAGTGGTGGTAGTAGAACCGTTTAGAGCGATTACCGCCTTCGCCTCAGCGGCCCTGGCTTTCTCCTTCTCCTTGTCCAGGCTGCCCTCGGTGACAATGTAGAATATGCCGGCCAGTATCGTGGCCAGGGTGGGGACCAGGTCCATGAAGGTCCTCTGTTGCTCCGGGTCTGGAATAAATGCGGTTATCAGGGCTGCCAGGATGGTGATGATAAATGCGCTGTATTTCTTCTTGCCTGCTAAAAAGTTGCTTCCCATTTTTTGTTCCTCCTTTTTTCTTTTATGTCAACCCCAGCTTCGGGGCTCTCGCTAAAACAAACTTTTTGTTCGGTTTCTCCTGGGGGTTACTCGACCAGGGCTGCCAGGGTATCGGGCACCGGCTTGCCGTTCTCTGAATAATGCCTCATCAGATGCTTGGCGGCGTCAAGGATCTGCTGCTCGGTAGCTTCCACCCTCTTACCTCGGAATCCGCCACGGCTTAGAGCTGCCACGGCTGCGGCACAATGCTCCCAATCGGTGGTCTTGTAGTGGCCTATCTTGCCTTTGATGGCTCGGAAGATAGCCTTGGTGTGATGCGGCAGTTTCCAGGTCTCCGGAGATTCTTTGTCGCCAACAATGGCGAATGCCTGATACGGTAAGCCTTCCTTTAGCCTGGGCAAGCCTGCCTCGATTTTCTCTCGGGATGATTTCTTGGTGTCACTCATTATCGTCTCCTTGATAGAACTGACTTATTTTCAGCTTTCGGCTTCTGCCGTAGCGCTTGAGCTGGTCTTTGAATTCCTTGAGCATGTTTCTGCCCCAGGACTGGTAATCGGTGTCAGCTCGCTCCCCCCCAAAGTCGGCGGCATCGGTCCGATACTGCGCCTGAGCTAGCACGGCGTAGGCGGCAGCTCCCAGGGCAAGGACGTCCTCAAGGTATGTGGGGATGGTGCTGGTGCTGCCGTCGAGCGTGTGGACCTTGCTCCAGTAGATGTAACAGTGTTCTCCGTCTCCCTCGGTATCTCCTATTAAGGTTATGATGTCCTGGTAGACGCTGAACCGCTGGAACTGCCGCGGGGTCTCATCGACGGGAAACTCGACTCTGTCCACCGAAACGCGGTTCGTAAGTGTGGCTATGTCGATTGCCCTGGAGTCGGCTACTGTGTGTATAGTGTCCTTCATCTCCCTGGGGATGGCTCTGGATAGGTCGTAGAGCGCCCTTGAGATGGCTCTCTCAATCTCGTTGGTCTGCCAGCGATAGTTAGAGCTGTCCTCGTCCTTGAGGTCTCTCCTGACCAGGGTTGTTATTGTTGTTAGCGTTGCCATCGTCTATTCCTTCTATTCCCTCTATTCCTACTTCTACTATTCCCTCTATTCCTACTCCTGTTCCTTGTTGTTGGCGGGGGGTGAAGCTGGCACAGTAGGTGAGTCTGTCGCTCCCACCCCCCACCTTGGAGGTAAACCCTAACAGAGGCCGGAGGGCTTCCGTCTGTTAGGCGGAAAGACTATCGGCTCTGCTGTTCAAAAAGAACAGGATAGTCGTGGCGCTTAAGGCGATGCCTATGACCGTAGTGGCGTCATTTGTGGTAGCGGGGATGGTCTCGGTTACGCTTCCGAGGGCGGCTCCTTCTGCCACATAGATGGGATTGCCTGCCGTGGCTCCTGTGTAGCCTTCGACTACGGCTCTAGGGGATACGGGGATAACGTCCCCGATAGCTCCATCGGCCAGGGCTATTAGCCTGCCTTGGACAACTGTGGTAACAGTGGCCAGGGCTGGTTTCCATCCGGAGCTATACCCCAGCACGTCTCCCCTCTTACAAGCTACGGCCAGGGTGACGGTCGGGGCTTCCGGCCCGACGCCGCTGTCTAGGATTTGCCTGCTTATACCTGGGTCTGCAAATGCCATTTTATTACTCCTTTCGTTCTAAGTTCTAGGTTCTAAGTTCTAGGTTTAGTCCGTGACTCCGATTAGTGCGGCTCGTTTGACCTTTGAGAAGTCGGCTACGCCGACATACCACTTGATGCGGGTCCGGGTGGCGTCCTTGGTTTCCATGGAACCCATGGGCTCTACGGTAAGTCCACCTGGGCCGGTGATGCCGCATACAGCGCCTTCGCCAAAGCACAGAGCGTAGATGGTGCTGCTGGTGGCGCCGCTTACGGCTGTCTCAACGCTTCCCACCAGGGTGTGGGCGTTGCTTATCCAGTCGTTGATTCCAATGGGTATGCCGTTGTAGAGCTGGACAAACTCTCCCAGCTTGCCGGTGCCGACCTCAAGGTTACTGCCGGCAGCTCTGGCCAGGGCGTTTATCTTTCTGCGGCTGCGCCTGCTCATCAGCAGCATGTCTGGCTTCTGACCTAAGACTGCATCGATGAGCTGGTCGAGCATAGCCAGGGTAAGCGTGGCGCCAGTGGCGCCGCAGGCGATTACCTGGTCTGATGCGGCCAGACAGTTGATCAGCAACCTGATGCCGTCGAACTGGTTAGCATCTAAGGCGGCGCTGCCGTAGATAAAGGCTCTATCGAACTCATGCCTGATAGCCTTTCCTGTGATCTCAACGATGGCTGCCTCGATGTCCTGGACGTTGCTCCGGGTGGCCTTGATGTAGTTGTCTACATCAGCGTTCTGTCCCAGGATTTTCAAGGTAGCGGTGAGCTGGTCGAAGGTGATGGCTGGGCTGGTTACCCAATCATCGTTGGAGGCATGCCACTCGGCTGCGGGGAGCGCTTTTTCCCGATTGTAGGTCAAGGCGTTGCCGACTACCTCGATGAACGGCATGGTCTGGAGGACCGGGCTCTCCTTAACGATGGTCTCAATGACGCCTGACAAGAGCAGGTCATTGGACAGTTTAGCTGCTTCGGTTAAAGTTGTTGCCATAATTCTTTTTACTCCTTTTGTGATTCGTTAGGCTCCGGAGCAATACAGAGTGATTTGCTACTGCTCCTTCCGTTTCTTGGCTTGTTCCAGGCCAAGGTTTATTTTCTCCGTGGTGCTCAAGCCTTCCGGGTTCTGACCTGAGCGGACCGGCGCACCGGCTGGGACTACGCTGGCGGTTGCCTGCTTGGCTAAAGACTCCTGGACGTTGGCTACCAGCTTGTGGCCTCGCTCGAGGGATTCCTTGACTTCCTCGATAGTGGTCCCGAAGATAAGCTCCGGCGGTAGTAGCGGGTTAGAGCTGGCTGCCAGCTTCTTGAAGTCCTCTACGGCGTAGGCGTAGGCTGCCTTAGTGCCTTCAAATTCCTGAGTGCGCTCGTCGAGCTTCTCCTGGAGGGCTTGAGCGTCGGTTGAGTAGGTTGTGATCTGCTCGTCCTTTTGCTTAGCCTCGGTCTCCAGGGTGGCTATCCTTTGGGTTAGCTCCCCGGTAGCTTCTGCCACCAGGCCCTGCGCTCTTTGCCTTTCGCCTTCGAGCTCGAGCTTGACGGCGTTGTAGGCTTCTTGGGTTGGGGCTTGGTTCGTGTTTTCGGCTATGATTTCATCTGCCAATGTAATTTCTCCTTTGGCTTTATTCAGTTAAAGACTCGCTCTCCGGTTCGGCGGCCGATGCTCTCTCTCGCTCGCCGCCGCGGGTGGATCGTGCCTTGAGCTGCTGATTCATTTCCAGGATCTGTCGCCTCTCCTCTAGCCACCGGGCAAATTCGGCGTCGGGGTCTCTGATGCCCAGCTCGTCCATGGCGGTCCTCCTGGCGTGGACGCCTGACTGGACTAAGAGCTGCTCGTTCTGAGCTAGCCTGGCTCTGTCCTGGGGAAGCACGGCTCCCCAAATTATCCGGGTGCTGATGGTGGTGTAATCCTGTCTGACGAACTGTTTATGTAAAGCTAGAATCATCTGGCAGCGCCTGGTATAGGCTGCGGTCCGTATGGTCCTCTTGCGCCTGACCTTCTGCAGCAGTGACTGCAGCTCTACCTCAAGGGCTACGCCTGACAGCTCTCTTTCGATGCCGCCATAGGCTGCCCTGGGGGATTCGGAGATATCGTGAAGGCAGCGGTAGATCATATCGATGTAGTCGACGTGAAGCCTGATGCCGCCGCCGGCTAGTAAGTCTAGAAGATAGGCTTTGGCGTTCTCGGGTAAGGTCCAGAGCGCCCCGGGTTGGACTCTTATGTCCTCGGAGGATTCCACTCCCTCTAGCACCGCGATGGGGTTGCCTGAGACTTCCAGGATGCGGGACAGCTGGGACAGCGCTCTGTTGAGCTCTCTTTGCGCCTGTCTGAGCGGGGGTATATCGGAAGTGCCCCAGAAGTGCTTCGGCTGCCTGAGATTCGGGAAGATAACGAAGGGGATAAAGCCGTAGGGGTTGGGCTTGTCTTCTAAGGTGTCATTGTCCTGAAACAGGGTGAACTGTTTGGCTGTCCATACCTCGGTGATGGTGACTACCTTCTTGTCCGTCTTTCGCTGGTAGAGCTGGTCGAGCTCCTCACTGGTAAGGGCATACCGGCTGGCGACTCGCCAGACCTTGGCCAGGTCGTCGCCAAGCCACCAGGCGTAGAGTCCGTTGACATCGGGGCTGGTGACACGGATGCGCTTCTCTATAGCGTCCCAGGTGACCTTAAAGCAACCGTCGCCCAGTATGGCAGCGTCTACCTCGGTCTCGTAGTCGAGCTCTTGTAAGTTGTTGCCCAGGTAGACGTCATAGATAACCTTCTCAGCAGCCCTGGCCAGCTCCTTGGCTTTGTCTGCGGCCTCTGCCGGCTCGCAAGCGAAGTTTAGGCCTTCCATAAGGTAGGAGGTGAGCTTGTCCACGGCTATCTTGGCGTAGTTGAAGACGAGCTGGCGGTTCTTGGACTTCTCCGGCCACTGCTCGCCGTTATAGAAGTCCAGGTTGGCCTTATAATCGGAAAGGCGGGAGCGGTCTAGCTGGGCTAAGGACTGTGGGGTGAAGTTTGTTGTCATCGGATTAGCGCCTTTACTCCTAATGGAATTGCTATCTCGGTTAGCACCTTAGCGATAGCTTCCTTGAGAGATTTCTTCTGCTCCCTGGTGATGTTGTAGCGGGTGCGGACCAGGCGGGCGATGGTGTTGGCTGCTTCCAGGGCAAGCTCTATATTTTGAGGTTGGCTCTCAATGAGATTCTTGAGCTTGATGCGGAGAATGGCGATCTCCTCGTCGAGGCCGTCCATGCCCCGGGCTTCTTCAAGCTCTAGTAGCTCAGCTTCGTCTAGCGCCTGACTGTAAAAGCCGTGTTTCTTGGCGTTCTGGTTGCCTTTGGGGGCTCCCTTTTTTGCCATTACTCCTCTGCTTCGCCTTTATCAGGCCGAATACAAGAACGTGGGCGGCTAAAACGTAGTGCTGTCGCTCTATCGCCAACTGCAAGAGCTTCATACCCCCTATTTTATGTAAAGTGGGGGTGTTATGTCAAGTCGTTATGTAAAGTTATTTCAGGCTCAAAGAAGCCTAGCCTGCCTTTACACGGTATCGGTTTTTCGTAGAGCACTGGGTTAGCCAGAACAAGGCCATAGGGTCCGGTGAACCAAGGTGACTTAGTAGCAGGGTAGCCGACTTGTGAAATATGGAAACAGGCCACGATATCTACCTCACCAATGATGGCACCCAAGTTCAGACTATTTATAAAGTCCATATTCCAGATTCTCTGCCAAGTGGTATCAGATACCCTTGTCCTAATAAAATTCCAGCCTGTATCATCAAGAACCTTGCTGGCATGGACATAGATTCGTTTTGGGTTCTCAGGAGAGTTCAAGAACGGCGGCATACGCAGCCACCAAGTACGGTTCTCAACGTCTTTGATGCCGGCCACGACTAACCAGGCCCAGGGTTGCTTGAAACTGAGTGCTTTCATGTCTACTCCCTCTCCCCTGGGGGTATGAACGGCAACCCCAGGGCAGTAAAGATGCCTTCCTCGGTATCGCCGGCGATGCGGCGGTTGTAGGCGTCAAAAAGACCCTCTCCGCTAGCTTTCAAGCGCCATCCTCTACCCTTGGCTAGCGTGGCCAGCTTGATGTTGTGTTCCTTTGAGCCTGTCCTGATCAGTAGTAATGTTCCCCAGCTCGAGTGAGTCGTCCAGTAGATATCGACCGGTGCATCTTTATAAAAGAACGCTGCTATTAGTTGACCGTTTCGCTCCATGTTGCTTGTGGCGATCGCTGAAACGAGATGCTGTCTGCCAAAATACCCCCCGGCGGTAAGCTTCTCCTCATTGGGTATAGCTACAATGTCGATGTCTTTTACCTCTCGCCTGCCTCTCCGGATGCTGCCTGCAACCTCGATTCTGTCGCAGTAGGGGCGGAGCTTGTTGACTAGCTCAACTGCGATTTGAGTTGCTTCGAGTAGTTTCATTGTGTTACTCCCCTGCCTTCTATCAGGATCTTGTACGTTTCTAGCCATTTGAGCTGGACTTCTGGCGACCAGTCATCTGAGAAAACAGGGAATGCCGGCATGATTGTCTTGCTTCTTTCCGGAGATTCACTTAGATGTTCTACCGCTCTGAGTTTCCAGCGCTTCATTAGTCCGGTCCATGTTGAGGCTGGCATCTGCCATTTTTCTCTTGTCTTGATCTCTCCCATCCTTTGAATATCAGAAAGAATCTGCTGCGAGTTCCTGTGGTGCCAATCTCGTCTTTTATAGTTCGACATCTTCGACCAGTCCTCTTTGCCAGGCTTAATAACCGTAAGCTCCCCCTGCTTAAAAGGGTCCTTCATTAAGTCTCTGGTGGCTATGGCGCTACACAGGAGACACGTATAGGCGCCGTCCACGGAGGCCTCTGGCCACAAGTGTTTACAACCGTTCACTTTAATGACCATGTTCTCCCTACATCTCCTTTCGGATAATTTATGACTGTGATATCACGACCTTTACGGCGTGGGTTTTTGCCGATAGCCAGGTCAAAGAAGTTGTTTACGTAATCCCGCTCATGACTGCATCCTTTGCGCTGACAAATCGCGTGGCCATCGCCATCGATGAGGTAATGGTGCGCGTGGCCATCGGGACATCTGCTGCCGTTACTTCCGTTGCTCGGTGTGCGTTTCTTCCTCATAAGAGCACCAGCTGCTTCTCTTTGCTTAGAGCTTTCGTGGCTGCCTTCTTAAAGTCTCTCCGGCGGTAGGCGTCCTCGACTAGACGGCTCTTGAGCTGCTTTAAGTATTGCGCGACTTCCTCCGGCGTCTCCGCCATAAAGTAGCCGTAGGGTGGCTCGGTTGCTGCTGCGATGGGAAACCCCTGGGCGATCAGCTCTCTAATCGCCTTGCGGATGGATCTATCGTTGGGGTGCCCCATGACCTTGGCCAGCTCCTTACCGGTAATGGCTCTGTCCTTTCCCTTGCGTCTTGTCAATATTTCTAAAACTGGCATTTCTCACCTCTCCTTTTTATTTCTTCACCATGTGGCCGTATCTGCCTTTGGTGAATCTGTCTTTGTCGTCCTTCGACTTCTCCGGAGTCGGTATCGGACCTGGCTTGGTAACCAGGTATCTGATAAACCCCGGAACATTCCTGACGTTTTGCAGGCTCTTAGCCCTATCGATGGCTCGCCTGATCCTGTCTGCCTCGAACCTTGTCACGAAATCCGCTGCTGCATCGAACCCTAGCCCTGCCAGCTCATCGATGAGGGTCTCCGGGGCAATGAGCGAAGTCTGCAGGCCAAAGGCTTTTTTGCGCTGCCGGCGGGGTGATGATGATGATGATGATGATGAGGGGATGATGATGGTTCCATCACCATTAACATCATCAAGAAGTTTTACTCTTGTTTTCTGCATAGTGCTGCTCCTTTCAAGTGTTGTTGTAGTGGGCTGTATTTTGAGTGCTGGTCGATAACCTCTTGCTGATCAATCAGATGCCAGTAGACGTTCGCTGTAGTAGAAGGCGATGCGTGCCCCAGGATAGTGGAAGTTGCTTTAAGGCTGGCTCCATGGCTTAGCATTTGCGTTGCGAAGTAATGTCTCAGATAGTGCGGCGATATCGGCTTGATTCCAAGCCGCCGGCATAAAGCCGCCATGTAGTCGTCGATGGACCTTAGAGCTGCGGGCTTGTCGGGACCTACCCCAGGGAATAGCCAGGGTCCGGTGTAAGCAGCTCCTTTCAGGTCCTGCAAGTGTTCCTGAATAACTCTGCCTGTCGCCGCGGAGAATGGTGTCTGGCGCTGCTTCTTTCCCTTTCCCAGGACGGTGATCAGTCGGGTGTCCAGGTCAATCAAATCAAGCCTGGCTCCGGCCACCTCGCTTAGCCTGAGGCCACAGTCAATCATAAGCATTAGCATTAGCTGATGGCGTGGTTTCTTCTCTGCATCCAGGAGCTGCTGAACAATCTCTGGCTTGGGCGCCTGGCGGACCTCGAGCTGGCGGTGTGGGGCATGGAGTTTAGCTGCCGGGTTTGTCTTGGCGATATCCTCGTCAATCAGGAAGGAAAAGAAGCTCTTAACGGCGTTGGTAACCATGGCTATGGTCGCTGGCTTCCTGCCAGAGGCAACCATGCGCGCCAGGTAAGCATCGATGTGCGTTTTGGTAGGGTGCGGATAGTCGATTAGGAGCCAGCTAACGTAACGTGAATAGGGAGCAAGCGTATTCGGTGAAAACCCGTCTGTAACCAGGTGGTGTAACCATCGGTCGAGGCAAGCTCCGTAATCAAGCCTCGAGTCGTGATCCTCCGGGATGGCTAGCTGCTCTAGTTGACATAACTTCCAGATTAACTCTCTGACCAGGCGTTGGTTCGATGGGCTAAGGCGTGCGAAGTTGTCTAACAGTTGGTTCATGTCTCCCCCCTCTTCTACTTGATGGCTGGTAGTATAAGGGGGGGGCTGCGCATCGTGAATAGGCCGCCAATACCGCCTATTATTGGCGGGTGCATCGGGTGGCGATGCCTGTCCTGGGAACTCCTGCGTGCCGTCTCCGGGCATAAGCAAAAGAATAGAGACTCGAACTGCCAAAGTCAAGGGGGTTTTTGACATAACGGACACTGTCCTTCGTTTTTTTCTTGAGCGTGGTGGCGGATGCGCTTCCCCCGGCAACCTATTCGGGCTTAAAGAGCGGTTGCTGCTCTGGCGGCACCGGCTTACCGTTGCGACGACGGTGCAGCGTAGGCCACAGATCAGGACGGTCGAGGAACATGGCGCCCTGGTAGCGGCTGAGGTCTGGCGCTGTGGCCGGCAGCTCCGAGAAGCGGAGCTCTCCGTCTTTGAAGTCTCCTTGTGATGGCATGTTCCCTCCTTTATAGCAAAGATGCCTGGACTGGACTATCATCTTCATCTTCGTCTTCTTTCTCGTCCTCCTCGACCTGGGGGACTGGAGAAAGACAGCGCTGGGCTTCCACGTAGACCGGCTCCCTGCGCTTGATTTCTATATTTGTCATTCCCTGTTCACGGTGGCCATCGGCTATCTTGTTGAAGCGAGCTATGATTTCCTGTAGCTCTTCTTCTGTTTTTGCGTAGTCGCCTCCATACAGGCCACCGTATGTGCTTGGGTTGGGATAGGGGCGGATGGTTATGTTTGTCTGACAAGCATAGGCGGTTCCATCCTGGGAGATTCGGGGAATGATTTCGAGGAGCGCGCTGCTCAGCTCGGGATCCATGCGCCACTCTTTGCATACCTTGTCGTAACAACTCTGACAGAGTCCCTTGCGATCCCTTAGATACGGAATTAGGGTACTGCAGGCGGTACACACTTTAAGCGTGAGCTGTCTTAGGGTTTGCTCAAAGTCTGTGTGACAGAACTGAAAGTAGTGGTCTCCACAGGATAGATAATGGACTCTCTCCTGCGGAAGGCTCCAGTCCAGCTTATTTAGTGGTTGGCTACATTCAGGGCAAAAATTTGCATTCATGCTGACCTCCTGTTTTTATTCTGTGCGTTTACCGGATGCGCACCCCCCGGCCTGGCTATTAGTGGTCTGTAGTTAGCCACTTCTTGCAGCGCTGGCACTTCCAGGCTTTTTTCTTCTCGCCTGTTGACCTGTCCACCCAGGAAATCAACTCGACCATATCTGCTTGGTCGCACTCCTCGCATACTGGAGCATTAGCCGCCTTGGTGCGGGTGGTGGCGACTGCGGTTGTCGACTTGGGCGCTGGGGTCGGTGCGGCTGCTGCCCTGGTTGCAGCGGCTTGGTCTACGACCTGAGCTGCTCTTCGGAGCTCGCGGCCTGCCTCTGTGGCTGGACTGATGTCGCCTGAGAATTGGGCTATCGCAAACTGAATCTGCTGGTAGACCACGTTCTTATCATCGTCAAACACGTTGACGTGAATCTCGGTGTCGCCTCTGCGGACCAGGACCTTACCGTGGAATCTCTTTTGTGGTACGTCTCCCATTGCCTTTTACCTCCTTTTTTGGTGGCCGGCCTCTCACCCGGCCTTGTCCT